AGCACCGCCAGACGTCAGCGTCTGCTCACCAGTCTCGGTAAGCTCGCCTTCTGGAATGTAAAGGCGAACAACCTTGTCACCGTCGATGTAGTCAATGACAAACGAGCGACGCCCGCCAGAGTTGGCAGGGTTAATCTCGATCGAACCGTCCGGGGCAACCTCGGCACCGTAGTACAGCGCGAGGCTGTTAGGGTTGGTCTCGATCATCGTAAACGAAACGGTCATGCTGGACTCGGTAGTAACCGTCCGCACAACCTCGGCGTTCTGCCACGCGATAATGTTGGTCGTTGAGCGCTCACGCGCCTCGGTAATTCCGTCCTCGGAAATGTAGCCGACGTCCCGCCAGTTCTCGGAAAGCGGGGTGTCTGCGTCAACCGGCGCGGGCTCCGAGGTTTCCGCATAGGCGACGATGCCGGTAACGGCAACGTCAACAAGGCTCGAATCAGCCATAAGATGTTCCCCTGACAGTAAGCTCAACTGTGAAAAATCTGACCGGATGGCGCGACGCTTCGAGAATGCGAGACGGCCCAGCGATTTCGACGTGCCGCCGGACCGGTCCCTCTCCGACAGACGCTGCAAGAAGAGCGCGCACCATCTGAGTTAGATCCGATACTTCTTCGTCGGACGGGGCGAAGACGCGGACGCCCAGGCGGGCAACCTCGCGGGCTACGTCCAGCCGCTGGCCACCGTCGCGGCGGACTATCACCATTCGCGGCGCTCGCGTCGTCGGGACCTCGTTCGACACGTAGACATCGGCCGTGTATGGCTCGGAGATCTGCCCAAGACGCTCGGACAGGTACTGACACGCCCAAGCCTCAGCGTCGGGGAAGATGACAAGCTCTGCCACTTGCTACCTCCCCGCCGCGTCGAGTGCCTTCGTCAGGTTTCCGGTCCCGGCCTCCAGCGCCAGGGAGTAGTCCACGTCAGCGATCACCCGAGCTACGGCGCGGTCGGTGTGCTCCGTAAACGACCTGATCGAGTCGCGGTAAGAGCCGCTGCGGACCGGGGCCGTGGCCTTGGCCTGCGTCTCGACCTTCTTTGCGAGATCGAGTAGGTGATTCTCAACTCCCTTAGAATTCAGGAGTGACTTGACGCCCGGGCTATTCAGCTTCACCTTCACCTTGGCCACGGCTCATCCCTCCCAGCGTTTGACGTTCACAACCACGCCGCGAGGAAACGCGCTGTAGGGACTACGCCAGTCTCCAGGATCCCCGTCTACCTCGTAGACGATTCCACGGACAACGATTCTGTCGTGAGGGCCCACAGAGACGCCCGGGGGCATGTAGATCGACAGCCCCTCGTAGACAGAAGCTCTCGCGATTTGGTCAGGCTCCTCGGAGGTTCGAGGGGCGATAGCGCAACCGTGAACCTGCGTCCCAGGCTCCGGCCACTCGTAAATAGGCTTTCCGTAGCGGTCAGCTCCTGTCTGCGTCCTAGCCAGGATGGTTACCGTCTCCCCGATCATTACACCTCCCAGAGCGGCGGATCCTTAGGGAGACGAGTCCCGGTCGGGAACGGCAGCGGGTCTGTATAGGCGCTCGGAGTCGTAATAGTCCCGATACCGAGCTTCCCAGCGGCGCGCCTCACGATCTTCTTTTCCGGTTCGGTGAGGTATACACCGGTTTCGCCACGCGGCAGCGTGTACATGAACGGGCCCGTTTGCTCCGACTGAAAACCGTTCGGATTCATGTACTCGCGGCGGGCGGCCTTTAGCGTGACCGTGACAACCGCTGGCGGGGCTGTGACGTTCCCTTCCTCGTCCACCCATGACTTGCCAGCCTCCGACCGAACGAGAGCGGAGGCATCCTCCAACGCAGCCTCGGCGCGGACTCGGTCCGCCCCCTGCAAGGATCCGGGGGCAAGACCGAGCCGCTTCTCAAAGGCTGCAATGGAGGCGAGCGGCGGCAGCTCGTCCATTAGCTCACCTCCATTGCCCTAGGGGAATCGTCAGGAGCCGTCCTCAGGAACCAGAACGCGGATAGCCGGGGTAACCTCAGAGCCGTCGTCCTGGCGAACGACAGTCATGGCCTGAGTGCCGATGATCGTCGAAACGACGGAGCGGTCAGCCAGAAGCGAGGAGTCGTAGTCGCGGATGTACCGCATCGCGAAGCCGTCGCCGGAAACCGACGCGCCGAACGCGACACCCTCAGGAACGCGAGGAGCGCGAACCGCCAGAGTGAAAGCGTCGCGATGGTAGAAAATCATCTCGTTTTCGTCAAGCCGGTTGCACTCAATCACGGTGAACCCGTGGAGCCGGCCGACAGTCGCGTCGGCAAGAGCGTCGTCACTGCCGCTCTCCGCGACGCTGCGGAGGGCCTGCGAGTTGAGCAGGTCAGCGTAAACTCCAGTACCGACCGCCGCGTACAGGTTGCTAGCGGGGACGCGCAGGTCACGAAGCTCCTTGCGAGCCGCGACAAACGTCTTGTGCGGATTCTCAGCGTCGTACGTGTTGCTAAGGTAATCGTCCTCAGTGAGGCTCTGCATCTCGGCCACAACCGCGTTCTCACAACCCTCGGCAACGGCGGTGATCTGCGGAGCCAGCACCTGGCGAGAGAAGTCCTCCAGGTTGAGCGTCAGGTCCTCGTCCGAGACGTCGATAGCGCTGTAAATCATCTTGTCCAGCGACACCGGAACGACAGTCTCAGAGAACCTGTCAGTGGTGATGCCGGAGCCGTAAGAGACGTTCTTCCCACGAAGCTCCTGCTCCCGAGCGGTCAGCGTCGCAGGCTTCCGGACGTTAACCGAGAAACCAACGCCACCGGTAAACTCGGCCTCGTAGTCACGGTTAACAGTGCGGGACAGAACAAGGTCACCACGAACAAGCGACAGCGCAACTCGGGCGATCTGCTCAGGAGTGTATGGGCTGTTGGTGTTAGCCATTTTGGCGTGAGTGTCCTTTCACGGAGGATAAACTAGAGCCGCTTGCGGATCTTGGCGGCGATGGCCTCGGGATCGAAATCAGGAGCCGCCTCGGAGCCCTCGCCGGGGACAAGCTTCGGCTTCGGCTTTCCCGGAACCGCCGGCGTGGGTCCTAGCTTTTCCGCAAGCTTGGCAACCTTCGCCTTAATTTCCTCCTCTGACCCTCCGCTTACGAACTCGGACAAATCCTCAGACAAGCCGTGCTCGCGGAGTGCAGAGGCGATAAACGATTGAGTCTTAAGCTGCGCAAGCTCCTTTTCGGCCTTCTCGGCGCGCTCCCGAAGCTGCGCAAGCTCAGACTTCCCAACTTCCTCACGCTCGCTGAGCGCCTTCTTAAGCTCAGCCAGCTCACGCTTAAGCTCGTCCTTTTCGCTACGCAGATTCGCAACGAGCTTCGCAGCGCGCTCAGGATCAAACTCACCATCCCACTTCGGAGCCTTGTCCTCAGCGGGGGTCTCGACGATCTCAGAGGAAGCGGTTTCGCCCGGAGCCTCGGCAGTGTCCGGACTAGTCACGGCACTGTCGACGTCGTTCTCGGGCATAGGTGTATCCATCCGGCCATCGGCCATCGGTCCATCCTCCTGGGACGGTTTGTGAGTAGGCACCTGTCCTACTCAGCGGATTGTGCGGACTTTCTTTGCGCGTAAACTGCGCGGCGGAACGCGTTAATCGCGTCCTGCCCCTTGTGACCCTCAGTCGAGTCCTTCCAAAGCTGTTCCCATTTCTTCGATTGCTCTGGAAGCAAGTGGTCAGGGTCGTAAACCGGCTCCACCGAACAGCCACAGTTGCGGTGAGCCTCGAAACCGACAGTGTCTTCCTTGTAGACAGCTCCTCGGCTAGCGAGCATGGCGCAAAAGGCGCACGGGTCAGCGTCGGTAATGCGCGCCCATCCGATCGCTTCCCGATCCTCGCGAACTGTCTCTATAATCGTGTCTCGGCCGCCTTGCAGGACGATCCGGGTCACTTCGCCCAGCGTCGCCTCTAGCGCCTTTTGAGCAGCTTCCTCTGGCGGCAAGCCGTCACGCGTTGCGACTTTGGTCGTGATCGGACCGGTGACGAGGAGCGTCGTAAGAGCCTGGCGCCTGGCCAGATCATCTAGGATTTTGACGTCCACGTCACTAGTAAGACCCTCCGCCCTGCGGAAGGCTCGAATGTATTCGGCCGCCAGGAATGCCGAGCGTTGCTTATGGCTAGCCAGGAGCGTTGTCATTACCTCTGCGTAGCGTGGAAACGTAGCGTCCAGCTCTCTCGGATCCAAGAGAGGCCATACAGCTAGCGTGTCCCGCAGCGCTTCTCGGGTGATGTTCAGTTGCGCGATCCTATGCGCCTCGGTTAGTTGGGTGCCTGCAAGCGTCTTAGCCACGTCAGGCCCCCGTTCCGCCCGGCTCCGTCTCCTGAGTCAGCTCTAGGGTCGGTTGCGACTGACGAGTCAGGGCCTCAGCGAGAGCGGCTAGACCGTCGGCGCTACGAGCCGCTTCCCGCCAGCGCTGGACGTCCTGCTCAGTGACCCCCGGAATCCGGCTCCAAAGCTCCTCAACGGGGATCATGAGCATTTGAGCCATCTTCCCAAGCGCGTCCACTGTCTGTGCCAGCGAGCGGGCCTCTGTGTCACGCCAGCGCACTTGAGCGGACATGTCAGACGCGCCGCGCATGTCTCCAGCGGCGAGCGAGGCGAGGCGGAACATCTGTTCCCACGACTCACCAAACAGCGTCTCGTACTCGTTGATTTTGCGCTGCGTGGTATCCGTGGCAGCGGCAAGCGCCTCAGCGGAAAGGTTCACCAGATCGCCCATGAGCACCATAGGCGAAATCTGCGAAACGCTGGCCAGCGTCTTAACCGTGGACGTGTACGAGTCCAAGTGCCCCCGAACGTCAGTCTGGCCAAATTCGCCAAACTTAGCGTCGGGGTTATCAGTCACCCACAACCTGTCGACAGCGGCTTTGAACGGCTCGACCGGCCGTCCGTAGTTTGGGTTAGGTGAGCCGTCGGGAAGCGTCTCTTCCTCGTCAACTGGGATCACCAGTCCTGCCGCCCACCGCTGGCGGAATGCTCCATACTGCAAGGCGATCATCAGCGTGAAGACAATCTCATTGATCCTGTCCTGAATTCGGATCAACGGAGCCACCACGCCGACAGCATCTCCGTCCAACCGGTCACGGAATCGCACGAGCGGGGTAACGCCTAGCCGGTGGTACTCGACGCTGGAAACTGTCGTGTCAGCGTTGCCCGTGGGCTTCACGATCCGGTAAACGGCTTCCTTGTCCAGAAGGTCGTAAAGCCGCGAGCCGTCCATGGCTCGTCCACGGTCAATAATCCCGTACTCTGGCCAGTCCGCGTCGTCATCCTCGTAGAAGCCGAGACATTTGGTTGCGGGAATTGGCCGGATAACCGGGTAAGGCTTTCCCGGAAGGACGAGCACGTAAGACGTTCCGTACTCCAACGCTCCGCGATGCGCCACGACCTGCCGGGCGTCCATGCCGTTCGCTTGCCAGTACTCCCACGCGGGAGAGTTTTCGTTGGTGTTGGCGGGGCGGTATCCGTCAACGAACAGACCCTTGGCGAACGTGTCTGGGATCAGCGGGAGCCAGTTCGTAATGGACTTCTCCGCCAGCCTCTTATACTCGACCTTCGCCCCCTTGGGCATGTAAGGAAGGTCATGGTCGCCGCGAAGGTAGCGCTGGATCTTGCCGATAAGCGCGTCCGGCATTAGTCGAGAATTGTGCTTATCGATTAGATCATTCGCCAGGCGCACCGCGTCGGCAGAAGACATAGGCATGTTGAATGCTCCTCTTAGAAACCAACGAGGCGACCGACTCGGCCGCGCCTCTTGGACAAAACTCCCTCAGCCAAAACCTTTGTCCGCGCCATTCGAGCCAGAAGCATTGCCGCGAGCGCGTCAACCTTTTTCGTTGACTCTCTCGTCTCCTTCCCGAAGGACATTCCCCAACGGTTAGGTCGACGGCGCGCGTTCAAAACATGGCGACGTAGCCTCGGGTCCCCGTTGTGCGGAAGCTCACCGTCAACGATCGCCCGGTTTAGCGCCTCGGTAGCTCGCACTGTCTCCGCCTGATGAGCGCGCATGTCCCACGCGATTGCATGACGCGTCGTGGCCTTCACCAGTAGCCGCTCGGCGTACTCGTCACGCCACATGTCCACGTCGGTTTCCCAGTAGGCGACGTCAGAGAAAAACGCAACCACGTCTAACGTCGCAAAGGCGTGGTCTACCGTGTCCCGAACTTCCGACTTGTCTACTATCCATCCGTTCCCCTGTGGCCCTGCCGGCTTTTCCCAGAGTCCGAGGAGGAACGGCGCTCCGTCCGAGACGCGCATGGCCACGAGCGCGGACGAGTCGTCAGTGAGACCCCCGTCGAATCCCAGCGTCACTGTGTCGCCGTCACGCCATTTGCCAGGGGTGGCGAACTTAAGCGGCGGAAGATCCGGATTCTCGTTCGCGTCCCACTCGTGCGGAGCCACCCACGAGTCAGCGGCCGCGACGATTTGGTTCAGGTAGAATCGGCGAGATTCCTCTGGCGGAGTCGAAGGGTCGTAAACCTCTTCACGGATGCGCTCTAGGTCGACCCAGTGCGCGTCTCCGTAGGCTGCCTTTAGCCCTTCCATCAGCCGCTCGGGGTCCGAGAGGTCGATGTCAGACGGAGCCTCACGGGAGTCGTACAGCAATCCAGCGGCCCGCGTTCGTCCCTCCTGAATCGCTAGGTAATCCTGATACGAGGCCTCCGCAACGCTCTCCTCGCCGGGGGCGTGCGCGTTCGTAGTCTCGATCGAGCGCGCCGAGCCGTCGCGAGCCTTCGCGAGGTTCCGTCGAATGACCCGAGCGAGCTTCCATCCTCCGTTGCTCTCGGTCCAGTGGTGCGTCTCGTCCAAGACAGCGAACGAGGGACGAGCGCCTTCCTGCGTGCTGGACGACGCGGTGATTGGGACAAGCCGGCCACCGCCCGGTGTGTAGATCCGCGTAAGGCCGACGTCCAGGTCCACGACGTCAAGGAGCGGGGCATTCTCCAGCATCGAGAGAATGACAGTCATGGTGTTCTGCGTCTGCGTCTCCGAGACGCCGGCCAGGTTCACCCAAGGCATCGGGTGTGGCATGCCAACGGGATCTCCGTCATCGTCCCAGTGGCTAAACCGGACGGGGCCACACAGTTCCGCGATGCAGATAGCTCCGAGGAACGGAGACTTACCCCAACCCTTCGAGCGACGCAGCACGGCGCGTCGGTACTTGAACCGACCCCGCTCGTCCACCGCGTAGAACCAGCATAGAAAGTTCTTCTGCTCCCTCGTCAGGCGGAACGGGCCACCTGCGTTGTCGCCATCCGGTTGTACGAGGTAGGTTTGGATCCAGCGGATAAGTTCAAGGCCCAGAGTCTTAACCTCGTGCGCGTGCTCAACGAAGTCGGGGACAGTGACAATGGGGGAAACCGTCAACGCTCCCCCTCCCTAATCCTCAAATAGCTCCGCTGCACTAGGCTTCTTCACGAGCGACAGAACTTGCGCGTCCTCTGATTCCTCGACAATCATTCGAGCGCGCATGCGGTCGACGACCGTCGCGCCCAGACGTTCCTCGTTCTGGCGAATCTCCGAAAGCGCAGAGGCAGAAGGCCTCAGCGCGTAGCGCTCCACGAGCGGTGCCAGGATGCCGAGCCGCATCCAATCCGTAGACTCGAACGCCTGAGCCTGCGGAGAGCGGCGCCAGGTCTCGTACCATTTCACGACTAGCGGGTGCCAGTCATCGCGGTTTGTAAGCTCAGAAAGCTCCGGTCCACGGACCTCACCATCCCTACTGAGCAGGATTTTGTCGTGAGTAGGTGCGTTGCGGCGTCGTCTGTTCTCTTTCGGGGCGTGAAGCGTCCCTCTTGCCACGTCGCACCTCCTCTCTAGGGATGGTAAGCAGATCGGACATCATGTCTGGCCGGCCGCTAGCAAGCCGGTAACGGTTGAAAAGATCTCGTGACTCGTGGCTACCAAATCGTCGGTTAAGCCGCTTCTGCGGTGGGTGCCACAGGTGAAACAGCGGATCAGCTCCGCGCCACGGCTCCCCGACTAGAGTCCGAAGCGCTAGCGCCCAGGACTCATCCTCTTGCCCCCACCCCCGGAATCGTGGGTCAAGCGGGACTGAGAGGTACGTGGATCGAGGGAGAACGACGATTCCGCCTCCCTCGATCCCTACGTACGGCTCCTCGTCCGTCGGAAGGCTCTCGTCCAGCGCTGAGCCGCTCAGGACACGCTTGGTCGAGAGCCGCGACAATCGGTAGACGGTGCGGTGAGGAATCGCCCAGGGAGCGCCGCTTTCAACCTTCTTAATAGCCTTGCGTACGCCCGGCGTCCAGACGTCCGCGTCAGCGATAACGAGAATGTCAGCGTCTGAGCGGCTGAGCGCGTCGGTCACCGCCTCGGCCTTGCACCAGGTGTCCCCGCTAGGGTGGCCTACTTCGAGAGGCATTGACAGCCTGCGCCAACGCCGCACGATGTAGTCGAAAGCGGCTTCTCTGTGCGGACACCCGTGAGACCAAGGAACGATAACCGACACTCTAGCCATCTTTGAAACGCTCCCTGATCTCTCGAACCTTTTCCGGGTTGGCCTTTCGCCACTGAATATAGCGTTGGTCGTTCAGAAACTTGTTAGCGCCGAACTTGGCGTTGAAAAGCTCCACCATCGCCCAGGTCAAATCCCCATCCATGGGGTCATTAGCCGTGTGTCCCCTGCCGCCGACCGTCTTCGAAATCAAGTGCTTGACCTTCGAGGCGGGCACCACGAGCGGCCGGATACCGTGACGCTTGGCCTGCTCAATAACCGAGTCGTCAGCACACCAGAAAATGAAGTCCTCATCCAGGCCGCCGAACTTTTCCCACAGCTCACGAGAAATCATGAAGCACCATCCGGAAAAGTGCTTGCCATTCTCGTAGCCGGATTCCGCCCGCGTGAGCCGGGCCTGGCGCGGCTCGGTCGAGCTGACCGGGGACATCAGCGGGTGCCTGGTCTTCAGCAGCGGATCCAACCATCCGTCTCCGAACTCCAGGTCAGAGTTCGCTACGAGGATCCACGGGGCCGAACCAGTTCTAATACCCTCGTTAGCAAATTTGTTATATGCGAACTCGCCCGGCCGGTGAATCGTAATGGCGTTTCGGTACCTGATTCCAGGCTCCTGCTCCAGCACAATAATGTTGAGCGGGTGGCCGCCAGCACCAGAGAGGCACGTTTCAATCGTGCGCTCGGTCATCTCGCGAAGCTCGTCCGTAGACGCCTTCGACAGGATCACAACGTCCACGACCGGCTTCTGAACCCGCTCAATGTCCGACTGTCGCTGAGCAACTGTCGTCTTGGTGTTGAAGTCGTAGTAGTAGAGAATTCGAGGTATATGGTGCTCGGACTGTAGCAGCGGTTTAAGCTGTTTCGCGTAGGACGAGTCCTCAGATTTGTTGAGTCTCGGGAACGGAGTCCGTAGCGCGAGTTCGCGGCGGACAGCGGCTAGGTGGTTCGGAATCCGGCGAAACTCCGCCTCCGTGTTTTCGTCCGCGTCCCATTCCGCCGAATAGACGCATAGCTTCGGGCGGCCGCCGTTGATTCGCACCTCTGCCCGGAACGTGATTACGTCTGTTCCGTACTCCGTCGCGTCAAGCAGCGAACGGAGGTAGTCAGGCGCGATCCTGTCATCGTCGTCTACGAACGCGACGTACTCACCCTCCGCCAGGGCAACCATCTTGTTCCGCTTGGTCCCGAGGTCCAGGCCCTCAGCATCGGTCAAGACTAGGATTTCAACACGTCGACGATCCTCAGGAGGCAGCGCTTCATGCTGCCCGTATAGCTCGTCCATGATCTTGGGCAAGAAGGACGAGCGGCGGGACGCTACCGACGGAACAAGGATAGACAGCGCCACGCGGTCACGATCCGCTGGCGTATCGCGGTAGGGCACGAACGCGTCAGAGTCGCGGTATCGCTCAGCAGCGCGCACGTTAGCGATAAGCCGCGTCTCCAGCGGTACGGACGAGGGGAAGTCGGGCTGCTCGCGGTCCTTCGACAGGAATAGCTTCTCGCTTCCCGGAACGTCCTGATAGCGACACGTCGTTAAGCCCGCGTTATGGATACGGTCGCTCCACGACATGTGCTCCAGGCCCCAGACGCCGAAAACCGGGTCAAGGCCGCCGACGCGTTCAAGGACGCGTCGCTCCACATAGAGCATGCAACCCTTGGGCCACAGATACCCAACGAGCTTGTCCGTACGGAAGTATTCATCGCCCCACGCGTACATCAGGTGAGGCTCATCACTCTCTACGTACGGACGCCACCATCCGTCCGCGATGGGGTAACAGTCGTCATCAAAGAGGAAAAAGTGCTCGCAGCCAGCGTCGGCCAGAAGCTCAATGCACTTGTTCTTGGCCCTAGCGATTCCAGCTTGCCCGAGGAATCGATAAGTGGCGTCCGGCACCGGATCGTCGCTAGCGTCGTCCACTACGACGATCGCCGCGCCATCGGGAGCGAACTTCCGAATGTGCTCGATCGTTTCCGCGAAGACTTCGCGGCGGTTCCTCGTGGTGACGCCAATTCCGATTCGTCCGGGCGTCCGGTCCCCGGTAGCCGGAACGTACCGAACGCCGTCAATCAAAACTTCATGTGAAGCCATGACTCCTCACTGTTTACCGGGGAAATAACAAACTGATAACAAAATGGTCTCTGCCCGTACACACCGTGAATGGCT